ACGTGAGTAAAGGCGAGTCGTCTGGGATCCAGCCGAGGGAAGCCACCGAAGCTGCTCGCCGTAGCAAGCAAGGAACTTCTCCTCGAAAGTCATGAAATCACGCTCAATGGTGGAGGGGTCAAAGGACGTGTACTCAACAGTATTCTCAATGAGAAGCCTGCGGAATGCTTCGTACTCTTCTGGACCACGACCAAACATCAGTTGGAGAGCCGATTGGTTCCTCGACTTGATGTAGTCGCTGTCGTCAATTGAGCTGAGTTTCCGGACGCAAAGCATCCTAGAAATGGTCGCCAGTTCAATGGGAGAAAATAACATCCCAGTGTTGGCAATACCGTACTTCTCAGGTTTGACGAACCCTCTCTTCAAGAAGGAGATCTGTTCTTCGGTCTGGAAGTCAAAATCTTCCCCAGTCTTGAGCGGATCAGTGAGGACGACACCATGTTCAGCGGCCAACTCCTTCAATCTCCTAAAAGTGAAGGTGGGGTCATTGGTGGACATGATGTTGTCATCGCCGTAAACACCCATGGAAATGTTCTCCATCTGCTTGCAGACGTACTCGAAATCCTTGGGGCCATCGCCGAAAGATGTGGGGTCGATACCATCCCTCAACAAGCAGTGCTTAAGAAAGCAGGTGCGTAAAATCAACCTGTTCGCAAAGCTGTTGATGTGGGTGGTCAGGACATTCCCAGACGCATTGAACCCCTCGAAGCAGTACAACCACCCGAAGAAGTTGACTACAGGGGAGATCATATCAGTCCCGAGCTTTTCAGCCGTTACTGAATCTCCACCAAACGCAGCCAAAATCTGGGCAAAAGCACTGTAAGAAAGGTGCAAGATTGCTTGCGACACTGATTTAGTGTCGTAGCCGGAGTGGTCACAGCCAAAACGGAACTTATGCTCAAGAGAGCACTCGTGGACATGTGTCCAGTCCAACGAGTCCGCGTTGCAACCCACCCAAGATTCAAAGTGATGCGGAAATGTTTGCATCATGTTGATGAGTGGTCCAAAGATCTTGCGAACAAAGCAAGTCAAGTCCATGGGGGAAGTGTAGATGATTCTCACCTTCCCGGCCTCGACCTTGGCCTCGCCAATCGGTTCGTCCTTCTCAATGGCTGTGAAGATACACCCAGAGGTTCCCTGGGTGTTCAGGCGTTCGCCAATGGCATCAAGCCTATCTGCGAGTTCCTGTGGCATTTCAATGGGGCCATCGACCCTAGTGCCCAACGGCTTACCATCGAACTGGACCTTATCCTTAGATGTGTTCCAAGGATGTCCAGCTGAGGAGCTCATATTGACCGGGTTGAGGAATGGAAGGGGCCGCTCAGGATGATCCTTTGCTACAGCGCATCCATTCATAACTTGGTCGTTGGGAATAGGGGCAAGATTGAACACGGGGTTTCCTGGCATACGAGCCTGGGCCATCCTAAGACAGCCGATGGTGTAAGCGACCAACCACGTGTTAACAAGCCTAAGGAGGTGAAGCGGTAGTGAAATGTTGGTGTGCCAAAACTTCAAAAGCGCTACCTGCTTGGCTTTCCACATGCCCATTGGGGGGCCAGTGGCATCAGTGGCATATCCCCTCTCTTCCCAGAAACTCCTGTCAGGCGTGTCAACAATGTCAGACTTGTTCCGGTTGTTGCTGTTGCCCGGCATCTTCCCGAGGTACCTCCCCTTGGGGCGGAAACCATTCTTGAAGTAAGCAAAACTGTTGTGGGGGTCATCAGACACATCAGTGTTCAGACCCTCGACAGCATCAAGATTGAAACAACAAGGGGAAGCGTGGACAGTCGAAGCAATTCTCTTAATCTCATTCAAAAGGGAACGAGTTAACTGGAGGAAAAACTTCTTAGACATGTCCTTAGTCTGGTATGAGCAAAGAATACCACGAACGAAAGGGTGAACCTTACCGTTCTGGTAGTAGTTGTCGATGAGTGGGGCACCGCAATCGCCGTGCATCAGCTCCTGATCTGACAACTCCTTGTGCATCAAATTGGCTTCGACTGTGCAAACATTCAAGTTGGTGCCAATGCCGTTGTCGTACTGCACATTGACCTGACCTGCTCGAACGTTGACCGGAAGCGTCTTGACATTTGGGTTATCCAAGGTATCCATCTCGCATGAGTAAACCTTACCAACAGACACCTTTTGAATTTGAGACGATAAGAACTCGTGTTCAACAAAGTATTCTGTGATGTCGTTTCTCTTGATGCCAGGGATAACAAGGATACCAACATCCCCGGCAAGGACCACCATATTGTCGTGGGAGACGACATAGCGATCCTGCTGGGAACTTGACACTGCCAAGACAGGGGTCTCCCTCTTAGTGCCATCCTTGACAACACTGAGGAAATGACCAACCGTGAGGAGGATTCCACCACACAACCAAATCCCGTTGACAGACTTGACGCTGCCATTATCCAATTCACAGAACAGCCGGACCATGTTGTTCCTGACACTGGGAATGTCGGTACCAACAGTACTAGCTGAACTTGAACCTACATGATCCTTGACCTTGTAGGGGATAAGCGGGGTTGGGTATTGGTTCTGCCTCTCCGGTTTGAAGTGGCAGTTGGCGGAGACCTTGGCTCTGGTTTCAGCCTTGGAAAGGACCCCACC